GTCGCCGAATGACGAATAAAAGAAATTTTGTGGCGCTATAGATGCGAAAGCGCAAGCTGAAAAGCTTGGGCCGTCGTTCTACAGCAGATTTTAGTCTAGCTGTTTACCCTTGCAACGAATAGATCAAATTAGGATTGATAATATTTGTTTTATGGATTTTTGTATTTTTGTTTATTTACGAAAAATATTTGTAAAACACATAGAGCAGCGATCAGGTACACGGGGGTCGAATTGTGTATATCTCATGAACTATGTGAGTGAACGTATAATGTAATATATATACTAAGGGGCGATTGGTAGTGCTCTAGGCCGTAGTATCGAAGTCAACGTAGTCAGCAATACCGTGCGATTGTTTCCACCGGTAGTCAAAAGACTCAAAGGTTCCAAGATGAATAGGCACCTTATGCTCAACAATCGCACGCTCCACGAGAGAAGTGACTCGTCAAAGTACTCCTCACCGTGAGCATACGCCATTTCCTGTGCGTCTCTGATGTTAGACTGCAACGCATAGGTGCTATCAATTCCAGAACGAACCCAATTTGTCAACTCTTGGATCGTGATCTTATCCATGGCAAAATGCCATTTCGTCGGAAACCTAGTATCCCGGACGAAGTTGCTCTTCAAAAATGTAACATCTTCGAATGGAGTTTCGAGACTAGTGCCAAAAGTCGCGTTCTTATCAGCTGGGGTGTATTTGTAGCCGAATCGATTGAGACATTTGACGCGAGTTTGGATGTTCCAATATTTGAAGAACATCGTGGAGGTGGAATCCACAATGTCGTCTCCGTAAGTAAATATCTGAGTATTCTCACGGAAGGTGTTCAGATTCCAGGAACTGACGGTTGCGCGATCGATGTTGGTTGATTTGACAAACAGGTCTAAATTCCGAATGATGAACAGGAAACACATTTTCTGCCTGTTACGGTGTCCGATTGTGTTCCAAGGAGTGGTAAATTTGGAACCCGAAGGCATACCACTCGTGGAAAAGTAAATGATGTTAAGATAAACGTGAAACCTACCATTAATATTAGTAACT